GTTGAAGTAGCATTCTTCCAGCTTCTCGAACACATCCCATGCCTGATCGGTTTCAAGCATCTTCGCGTGACGCGCTGCGCCGCGTTCCGTCCAGAGAGTGATTGCTCTAGCTTTCACTGGAACTCTTAAAGAGTTTCCGTTCTTAAAATCCCTTAATTCTTCATCGGTTAGCTTGTAGTAGTGCTTCCCCTCGGTAAACCGTTCTTTGTTCCTATTGAAGTTGTTGGTAATACGCTGACGTTCTGTGCAATAGAGGGATGCCAATAATTCTGTGGTGATTACAGGAACACCATGATGGGAGATAACAGACAAGCTTTCTACGGAGGTTTGAGGAGTCATGATTTATGCCCTTTCTGATATTTGAATTTACCCCTTTTGAGAGGGTGGCCGGGCGCTCAAAACCGCAGAAAGATCGGCGGGCGTATTCCCCTTGCGGGTATTGCATTAGCCGCACGCCCGGCCATTGAATTCAAATTTCAGGCACAAAAAAACCGCGAGTCTTTCGGGTGCGGTGTCCGCTTTCTGTATGAGGTGTTTTGAGCACCGTGGATTACTATATGTTACGAATTAAGGCGTTGTCAACGGTGTGGTGCCGAGAGGCTCGAAACGGCTTAACGAAACCGCGGACTTATTTCCCTTGCGGGTATTATATTAGTCGCCCTCCCGACATTGATCGGGGTGTGGCCGCGCGATGCGTCCACTGAATGACAGGCATAAAAAATCCAACACTATCGGGGTTGGTTGTCCGCGTTAAGAGGTTTTCGAGGCCTCGTGGAGCGAACCATAGCGGAAACTGTCAGGTAAAATCAACCGTTTTGTTTTTCCCGCGATGCTTGCTACATATCGTAACCACAAAAAAGTTGACGAGATGCTATATCGTAACTACAATTTGATTATCAAAGGAGGGGGGATGATCAGCTACGACGAAAATAAGCGCTTAATCAATCTGGAAAAACATGGAATTGATTTCAAAGATGCGCCCCATGTCTTTGAGGGTTTCACGATTACTCGTGAAGATACCCGTTATGAGTATGGCGAACTGCGTTATCAGACGCTTGGCCTGCTGGGTGGCGTGGTGGTTGTGATGGTAGCCCATACGCCACGCGGTGACGATGACCATATCATTTCAATGAGAAAGGCGGATAAACATGAGCAAAAATTCTATTGGAACCACTATCCGAACTGACCTGAATCGTCTAAAGGCGATGAAAGATAGCGACATTGCCCATGACGATAATAACCCACTCACCACCGCAGATGACTGGTCAGGTGCGGTGATGAAGGTTGGCGGAAAAACAATTGGTAGAACACGGGGACTACAGAAGGCACCCACGAAAGTAGCTAAAACTATCCGCTACGATGCTGACGTGATTGAACGCTTTCAGGCTAGCGGCCCCGGCTGGCAAACGAGGATGAATGAGGCGTTAAAAGAATGGCTGGCTACTCATCCAGATTTTCGCAGATAAAAATACGCCATTGTTGCCCCGCATTCGCGGGGCTTCACCTATTTGCTCAGATGTTCTATCAGTAATCCCTCAACTTCTTTTATCTCTCGATCGCTAAACCCCAGCAGCGGCCTTGCCTCGTATTGCACATCGTCGCTGTTGCGGCTAGGTCGATCACGTAAACCGTAGTGATGCACTCGCGCCATGCGCTGCACTCGCCCGACAAATTCCACGCTGGCCGCCTCGGCGGTGCCTTTGGCTTTCAGGTATTTGGCCGTGCGCAGCTTCTGGAACATCTGGCGCTTCACCCGGCCTTTTTTTCCCTTAATCGGCTGGGCTTTGCGCGGGGCATAGGCTGTGCCGTCCGGTGCCTGCTGCTGTTTGATGTGCTGTTGCTGGCTACCGCGCAGGGCTTTTGCCACCGTTCCGGCCAGTTTTCGACGGCCAGATGCTGACAGGCTGGCAATCAGCCCGGCCAGCTTGTCATCAAACGGTTTCAGCTCATTCATGCCACGTACTCACTAACTCACCGCTGATGTACAGCGATACCGGACGTTCTACAGGAACAGGTAACGGCGGCTCTGGCGCGTGGGTCACGTGCAATGCCTTGTCTACCTCCTTGACGATTACCCGCTCGGTGAGTTTCAAGCTGATGCTGATATCACTGCTACCGTTATCGTTAATGTCAGCGATGTAGGTAAAGCCTTTACTGTCATGGGTGATATCCGGCTGATTTTCTCGTAACCACGCCTGAATCGGCACTAATAACCAGTCGATATCGTCAGTAAAATCCGTGATAACCAGATTCAGCGTGTACTGGTTCTCAAACGACAGCGACGCAGCCAGCGTTGATACCACCGCGCCGCTGTCGATAAAAACATGCAGCATATCCGGGTTATTTTTCAGTACTGGCACCGCGTCACTTAAGGCGCTGCGCAAGCTGTTGGGTTTCAGCATCGTGTTGCTCCTGACAGTGTTTGATGGTTTCGACCTGTAGCGCACAGCTCACCAGTGTGCTCTCAAGTTGGCGGTTGTCGGCGCTTAAATCACCGTTGGTTTCCGGGCTGCTGCCCGGTAGCGGGCAACTCGTTACCTTCGGACAGCCAACGTAAATAATCGTTGGGGTTGTCAAAAGCGGGGCGGCGGTGCAGCCGCTTAACATCGTCAGGCAAAGCAGTGCCATACCAGCGGCGTAAATCGGCATTTTCATTCAGTAGCCTCGTAATTTTGTTATCGCGGGACGCGGCCAGTTTCCCGGCCTGTGACAATTTCGTGCGGAGTGCCGTCTGTGCCTGTTCATTGCGCCGGGCGTTGTCCTGCAATGCATCGATCACCCCATCTCTGACCCGCAGTTCAAACGACTGTTTAACCAATTTTGCGTCCTGCTCTTTAATGGTCTTTTTCGCGTCAGACAGTTGCCGCGTCGTCACCATTAGGACAATGACCATCAACGCTGCGACAACAAGAAATATGCGATCGAATTTCATGCTGCCCCCTGAAGACAAACGGCGCGCTCACGCTGGCGACGGGTTTCAATGCCGCGTGATACCTCGCCGTTGACATACACCCAGCGCAAGAGCTGCTCACAGGCGTTGCGCCACTGGCCTTTGTTGATAAAAAACGCCAGTGTAGAGCGGCATGCCGCACCGACGCCGACATTAAACGCAAAGCTCACGATGGCGTCGTAGACGGCCTGTGGCATATCAACGGCCATACAGCGTGCCAACGCCTTTTCTACCCGCAACACATCGGCAACCAGATTGACCGCCGCCTCACGCTCGGTGATGGTTTTCCCCGGCACCACGCCTGCGGTATGTCCGATCCCGTTTGTCCACACGTTCGCGCTGCACTGATAGGGGCTTAAGCGGCACCCCTCAAGGTCGGCAATCAGCGCCAGCCCCTCCTGTGACGTTTTCAGCAAGGAAAAATCCGGCACTAACGCGGCCAGCGCTAACACCGTGGCAATAACACAGCGTTTAACGAGTGATTTCATGAATAACCTCGCGGGGATTATCGATGCTCTTCAATAGCTGGTAACTCTTGCGGCGGTAGTACCAGTTAACGCCAACGGTGAACACCACCCCCAGCGCCCCGAAATAGGCCGCGAAATCCTGCGGCGTCATCGCGCCGAAAAAAGCCAGCGCGACGCTTATCCAGTACGCGATAAACGACGTGATTCTTTCCATATTCAATCCCATAAACTCACCGTTTCTGCGACAGAGGCGCTGGCAATATCGGGCAGGGTTACTGCGGTGCCGTGGGGCAGTATTGCCCCGAATTCAGCCAGCCCCGGATTAACCGCTAACACCGCCTCAACGGCACCCTGCGTGCGCCCGTAGTGGCGATAACACAGGGCGTCCAGCGTGTCGCCCTGCTGTGCGATAACGTTCATCAGATATGCCCGATGATGCAGCGGGGCTTATCCTGCAAGTGGCTGATTGACCAGCGCGCATCGCGCCACAACTCATCAATCGTGCCGTCGAGCGCATCGGCTTTGCGGTCACCTTTGGCGCTGGCGTCATAGCTCCGGTAACGCTCGTACAGCGTCGCCGTGGTAATGGCGCTGACCGCACACAGATAGTGGTGCTCTTTTTCGCTCTGGCCGTCGAGCCGCTCGGCGGGAACGGCGTCCAGCGTTTTAAACCCTGCCGCCATCTGTGCCTCGCGGTACTCGTACAGCTCGGCGTTAACCTCAGAAATGGCAGTTTTTGCGGCATGGCGCAGGCGCTCCGGCGTGACGGTGTTCTCAAGGCGCATCAGCGTGCGCAGCGTTCCCGGCTCCACGTCCGGCCAGAAGAAGGTGTTTTTGATTACGGCATCCTGTTGCGCGGGCACAGGAATAACCACCGCATCCGGGCGTGGCTCCGCTTTCGCGGGAAAAATCATTGTCGTCATGACAACCTCAAAATAGGTGGGCGGTGGACACAGGCTCAGAAAACGGATAACCGTTCCGGCCTGTGTGCCGCCCGGCGCGGGGCGCGTTGGGTTAACGGCTGGCCGCTGCTTTACGCAACGCCGTTTCCAGCCGCTCTATGTCTTTTTTCACACCGCTTCGGCTATCAAGCTGAAAGGCGCGTTTCAGGTGAAACAGGGCTTGCTCTGGCTTGCAGCTGCGCAAGATCAGGCCGATGATTTTGTGCAGTTTGGCGCGCACTTGGTCTGGCATGTCTTCGGCATCGGTCAGCGTCAGCGTGTCGATCAGCAGGTCAATGTTGACCGCTTGCCCTGCGGTATGGGCGCGGGTCGCCGCGTCGGCCACCTCTTCGGCTAACAGGTACGGCGTCGGGCGGGTGTACCCCTCTGGCATCACCAGCTTGTGCGCGATGGCATAACGGGCAATCTCCAGCGCGCCGGGGACGTCCCCGGCATCGAGCTTCCACACCATGACCGTCATCAACACCGCATCCTGTGCGCCGCGACCGTTTGCCAGCACACCCGCGACCCACGGCGCATAGCTGGGCAACAGACCGCTTTTCATTTCGGCTTTACGCTCAATGGAGCGCACCTGTTTTAACGTGCGTTTGTCAGCCGCAAGCCGGAACAGCATTTGCTCGTACCCGGTGGCCTGTCGCAGCGGATCATTCTCCCGCTGCGACGCCTCAGCAGCCGATACCCGCATCATGTGACGCTGGGCGGGGCTTAACATGCTTAGGCTCCGGCGTTATCGGTTGAGGCTTCAGTACCTGACGCGGCAGGTTCAGCCGCTTTTTCCGCTTCTGGTGGTTTCGGGAACTTACCGAGCTGGATGTTTTCGATCACGCAGCCTGCGCCGTAATCTTCCACGACGTAATCCTGTTTAATGGATTCGTAGTTTTCGATACGGTCACGCTTGGCAACCTCTTCAATGTGGCGGCGGTGACTGTCGTCCATGTAGTAGATAGACAGGTTATCCAGACGGGTGATCATCAGGGAATTGGCCGGGAAGTACGGCACGCGCACGGCAGGTAAATTGCCGATACGCTTCTGGCTAATGATGACGTCAGCGGCCAGCATTTCGCTGTTTTCCTGTTGCTTGTTGACCAGCGGGAAATATTTGTCAGACAGCAACTGACGGCCACAAATCACCACCAAATCTGGGTCTTCCTGATGCCATTCGTCGATCATGGTGTTGGTCGCATCCATCACCAGCGCGTCAAGGCTGACATAATCGCCGTTCTCACCGACGCGAATTTTTTCGGAAATCACTGCGCCATCTTCACCTACGACTTTACTCATCACGCGCTTAGCGGATTCGTTGCGGTATTTCTGCAACCAACCCACGGCCACATCCTGCAATAGCGGATATTTAGCGCGGTCAGAGGTCGCGGCGCGTTTCACGCCGTGCCAGCCTGCCATGATGTAATCCAGTGACTGACGTTTGGCGATAGCGTTGCGTAAGCGCAACTGGAAATCCTGAAAACGCGCCCACAGGTCAAGCGTGTTGTAACGGATATGGAAATCAAAGTTCATCTGTTCGCACTTGTACTGCCGCGCTTCCAGACTCAACAGATCGGCGGTTTCGCGCTCGTCACCGCTTGACGTATCCGTGGTGCTGGCAACCGACCCGGACACACCGAGGCCGATTTTCTCCCCGGTCAGCTCGGAAACCGGCACGATGTTGATGCGGGTCAGGAAATCACTGGATTCCTGTACAACTTCCATCAGAGACTGCGTGACGGATGGCTCAACGCTGAATTTTTTACTCAGGGTTTCCACGTCAACGCCATTCAGCGCAGCAAGCTGGGTCATGTAGGCATTAAATTTAAAACGGGTTTCTTTACGCATTGTTTTTCCAGTTCTTTTTGAATAAGGGGATCGAGGGACATTGCCCCAGTTAGCAGTTGGTCAGCAACGAGGCTTCACCGTCGCCACCTGTCGCCGCCGGGCGGCGCGTTTGCGACAGGCTTTCGGTGCCGTCCAGCGTCGCTTTAAGGTCAGTGATTTCCTGTTTTGCCTGCTCGGTCTGGCGGGATGCATCCTGCTTGTAAACCGCAAGGTCAACTTCAATCTTTGAAATGCGCTGATAGACATCACCAAAGCCGCTCTGGACATGCTCACCCACCGCAGCCACTGCCTCATGCACATCATTAAAACGGGCGTCATCGCCGGATTTTTGGCGGCTCAGTAGTGTTTTGATGCGAGACAACAGCGTCGGCTCCACGTCCGGCAGGTCTTCAAACTCCAGCGTCACTTCGGTAGCGACAGAAAAGAGGTTTTCCGGGGAGGATTTACGGGTTGCCAGCGGGTTGAGTTTTGCCTTTGCACTGAATTCCAGCATTTCCGTGCCGAGGCTGGCCGGGTCATCGGTGACCGCCAGACCGACCAGATAGCTCTTGCCTGTGTTGGCAAAATTGGGCTGGATCTCCATAGAGGTATAGATTTTCTGTCTGGCTTCATTCATTGCCACCAGTTCATCTGTCGGGGTTATTTTGGCGAACAATGCCAGCTTGCCACTGATAGCCGAATCATCATCAATCGTCTCTGATTTCAGTTCGACTACATCGCCATAGCGGCGAAACGGGCTGTCAGGCAACAAGCCTTTCAGGTGTTCAAGGTTGATGCGGCAACCATAGACACGCGGATCAAACGTATCCGCCATGTTTTGAATATCGTTCGCGTCAATCACGCGACCATCGCAGGTGTCACCTTCAACACCGACGCGGAAAAACTTAGAAACTTTCTTTGCCATTTTCTCATCCGTTGTTTGCGGGAAGTCGGGGCGAGTATCCGGCGTGGCACTATGCCGCGCCATCAATCACGGTTCGCTAACCGCTGGCACAACAGGCACTTAAGGCGGTGAGGGGCGGCGCTGACGTAGCCTTGCCGTCATGAATACCGCCATCGATACCACCATCATCAGCGACCCACGACGACAGGCGGCTTTGCTCTATTGGCAGGGCTTTTCGGTGCGTCAGATTGGGGAAATGCTGAACCAGAAAACGCCGACCGTTCAGAGCTGGAAGCAGCGCGACGGCTGGGACGCTATTGCCCCGGTATCGCGTGTTGAAGCCAGTCTGGAAGCACGGCTAATTCAGCTCATCATGAAGACGAAAAAGGAGGGACATGACTACAAAGAAATCGACCTGTTAGGCCGTCAGATTGAACGGCTGGCGCGGGTAAACCGCTACAGCCAGACGGGTAACGAGGCCGATCTCAATCCCAACGTGCGCAACCGTAACAAGGGTGAACGCAAGGCTCCGGAAAAAAATATGTTCAGCGAGTCGGCTATCGAGAAGTTGAACGAAATTTTCCTGAGTGAGATTTTCGAGTATCAGCGCGGCTGGCATCAGGCCGGGTTACAACACCGTATCCGCAATATCCTGAAATCGCGCCAGATTGGGGCGACGTTCTATTTTGCGCGGGAAGCGCTGATTGATGCGCTGACCACCGGGCGCAATCAGATTTTCCTGTCAGCGAGTAAGGCACAGGCACACGTTTTTAAAAACTACATCATCGACTTTGCCCGGCTGGTCGATGTTGACCTGAAAGGTGATCCGATGGTGCTGCCGAACGGGGCGCGCCTGTTCTTCCTCGGCACAAATATCCGCACCGTGCAGAGCTACACCGGAAACCTCTATCTGGATGAATATTTCTGGATACCCAAATTTCAGGAGCTGCGCAGGGTCGCCAGCGGCATGTCGTTGCACAAGAAATGGCGTTCAACCTATTTTTCCACGCCGTCGAGTCTGGCGCACAGCGCCTACCCGTTCTGGTCGGGGGAGCTGTTCAACAAGGGGCGCAGCAACAAATCCGATCACCTGCATCTGGATTTAAGCCACGCGAATTTGTCCGGCGGCGTGCTGTGCGGTGACGGGCAGTGGCGGCAGATTGTGACGGTGGAAGATGCGCTGGCCGGGGGCTGCAACCTGTTTGACCTTGACCAACTCACGCTGGAATACAGCCCGGCAGAGTATCAAAACCTGCTGATGTGCGAGTTTGTCGATGATAAGGCATCTGTATTCCCGTTTGAGGAATTACAGCGCTGTATGGTCGATGCACTGGAAGAGTGGGAAGACTTTAACCCCTACGCGCTGCGCCCGTTTGCCTATAAACCTGTCTGGATTGGTTACGACCCGTCACACACAGGTGACAGCGCGGGCTGTGTGGTACTGGCACCACCGCAGGCACCGGGCGGTAAGTTCCGCATTCTGGAGCGCTTCCAGTGGAAAGGCATGGACTTTGCCGCACAGGCCGACGCTATCAAGCTGCTGACGGAAAAATACATCGTCGAATACATCGGCATTGATGCAACCGGCATCGGTCAGGGCGTTTACCAGCTTGTACGGGGGTTCTTCCCGGCAGCACGCGAAATCAAATACTCACCCGAAATCAAAACCGCGATGGTGCTGAAAGCCAAGGACACGATCACCAGTGGGCGGCTGGAATATGACACTAGCCACACCGACATCACCCAATCGTTTATGGCCATACGCAAAACCATGACGGCCAGCGGTAACCGCACCACCTATGAAGCCAGCCGCAGCGAAGAAATCAGTCACGCCGATGTGGCATGGGCAACCATGCACGCGCTGTTAAACGAACCCCTGACCGCGATTAACGGTCATGTCCCTGTCAGCATTTTGGATTTTAACGAATGAAAAAGCGCAAATACCGCAAATCACAATCGGCAACCGTCAGCCAGGCACAACCGATAGAGGCATTCACATTTGGTGAACCGTCCGCCGTTCTCGATCGCCGCGACATTCTGGACTATGCCGAGTGTATCCATAATGGCCGATGGATTGAGCCGCCGATCAACTTTAGCGGGTTAGCTAAAAGCCTGCGCGCTGCGGTACACCACAGCTCACCCATCTATGTGAAACGTAACATTCTTGTGAGCACGTTTATCCCGCACCCGCTATTGAGTCAGCAGGATTTCAGCCGCTTTGTGCTGGATTATCTGGTGTTTGGGAATGCGTTTCTGGAAAAGCGCCTGAACCGCACAGGCGGCATCCTGCGCTTAGATTCCAGCCCGGCAAAATACACCCGGCGCGGAGTAGAAGAGGATGTGTACTGGTTCGTGCAGTCATTCAAAGAGCCGCACCGCTTTGAACCGGGGAGCGTGTTTCATCTGCTTGAGCCGGATATCAATCAGGAAATGTACGGCCTGCCAGAATACATCAGTTCGTTAAACTCCGCATGGCTGAACGAATCGGCGACCCTGTTCCGGCGTAAGTATTACCAGAATGGCGCGCACGCGGGTTACATCATGTACGTGACCGATGCGGCACAAAGCGGCACCGACGTAGACAAGTTACGCGCCGCGATGAGTAATACAAAGGGGCTGGGGAATTTTAAGAACCTGTTTTTCTACGCGCCAAACGGTAAGCCGGACGGTATCAAGATTGTGCCGCTCAGCGAGGTGGCGACGAAAGACGATTTCTTTAACATCAAGAACGCCAGCCGTGACGACCTGCTCAGCGCACACCGGGTGCCGCCACAGATGATGGGGATTATCCCGAATAATACGGGGGGCTTTGGGGATGTAGAGAAAGCGAGTCAGGTGTTTGTCAGGAACGAACTAACGCCGCTACAGGAACGGATGAAGGAGGTTAATAACTACGTGGGAATAGAGGTGATCGCGTTTAAGCCCTACAGTCTACAAGGGGAATAACGAATGAGGCCACCATACGGTGGCCTTGTCATTATGAATGGCGCTCAATGACGAGATCGACACCTTCATTTAACAGCTCGTTAATTGACACTCCGTTAGCCTGTGCCGTTACTGCTAACGCTGCGTGGCGTTCCGGCGTGAGGCGCGTGGTCACTTTACCACTGTAGGATTTATACGGTTCAATGCCATCATTACGGCACTCATCAAGAAATACGGCAAGCGATGTGGCACCTTCTTTTTTCAACTCTTCTACGCTATAAGCATAGAAATCCGCGCCGCCGTTAAGCCCGACAAATTCCCCACGAAACATCTCAATTTCCGGGTCAAAAGCGATGACGGCCGTGTGGCCGTCGATTTGTAGTGTATTAATCATGGTCTTACTCCTAAACTGTCTAACCATACCCGAATGGAGTTAACCGCCCCCTTGTCAGTGGTTGGTCTTGGGTGTGGGCGGTGAAAGATTCTTTTCTCACCTTTCAGCAGTACCGCAACCCTTGAACCTTCCCTTTCGTGTACTTCTGCCCCCAGCGCAATAAACAACGATTCAATATCACTCCACTTTATTGAACCGCTAACCGGACGGGAAAAGACATCTGACAGCGTTTTCTGGTGTCGTTTGTTCATAGAGAAAATGTACCATGCAAAGTAAACCAATGGTATCAAAAAGTGATACCATTGGTTTTTTTTAGTGTCGTTATTTGGTGTCAATCATGGTTGTTGTTTCACCAGTAAATCACACTCTGCGCGTTTCTCTTTCAATAACCGCATCAACAGGTTAACGGTTTCTACAGCGGAACCGTGTTTACAGTCTAATGTTGGGAACAGTGCCTGCATATGCGGCCAAAAATCCGTTGTCAGATATTCCACCGATTTGAATAACGCATTCAGTTGTGAGGTTTGGATAGAGTTGAAGATAAGCGGCGTCTCAGGAATATAAAACTCCAGTTCGCAAGGGTGAACGGGCTTTTGCGGTAGTGGCTGAACGTCTTTTGCCTGCGGGTT